TTATAAGGAAAATCAGTTAAATCTAACCAAAGGCTAACAATATAAGCCCTGATTGATTTTTCGTTAGCATAGGTTGCTAATGGATTGTTTGGTAAAATACCTTCTGTTAAACCAGATTGAGCATAAAAACTTTTCATGTTTTTAAAGATATACTCTCTGGCAATTGTAGCACAATCAGACTTATTCAAAGTTTGATAAGTATAGCCGTCAGCAGTTGGACTTGCTTGTTTATAAGCAGTTGTCCAAAGTTTATTAGTAACCGCAACAGTGCCGCTTTCATCCATGCTTAAAGTTGAACCGCCTAAATCACCCAAACCTTCAATTTCAGTTAAAGTGAATCCTTTTCCAGTTGTAATCGTGTTAAGATCATTAAGCTTCATGTTGGCATAAGGCAAGCCAGCGGTAAATAAACCACCTCTGTTGTTATTGCTCATCATAAATGAGCTAATAGAAGCATTTTCTTTTAGTCTTTGCGCTCTCAAGCCAGCGATATAGGCTGATACAACATAATCTAACTCAACAATTTCGCTTCCTTTCCAGTCAGAATCATTGACTAATTTTAAGCAGATGTAAGGAGTAATTACTTTTGAAGCTAGTGTTGCAGGAGCTAAGGCGGTTACATGGTTAGCATAAGTATCAGTTTTACAAACCATACCAATGCCATCTAAAATAGCATTTCTAGTATTAAATTTAGCTTCTAAATGAGTTTTTACACTTGCCAAAAAGCATACTGGGAAAATAATATCATATCTTGCGGCATCAATTTTAGATAATACGCCAGTCAAAACAGGGTCAGTTGCACCATTTATTAAAGCAGTAATTGTTGCGGTGACTCCACTTGGCAAACTTTCAACTTTAATTGAAATTCTATTACCTTCTGTTCCCTTATTTTTAGCCGTAAGGGTAACTGTTCCAGTTGAATTTGAAGCTGTTACAGGTGAATTACTATCAGCAGTAATAGCAGCTACTAAATCAGCACCAATAGTTGTTGCTGTTGAAGCTGTCGTTACTGCAATTTCATATCTGTTTTTAGTGTAAGAGCCAACAGTTACATACAAAGTACCAGCAACAGGGCTTGAAGCTGCAAAAGCAACTGATCCAGTGGCTTGAACACCAGAGCCGTTATCGGAAACAATGATTGCATCTAATCTTGTGTTTGGGCTTGCTTGTCTAAAAGCGTCAATCATTAAATGACCAATCGAACCAGCTCCACAAAGATCTTTACCTGCATTAAGTCCAGTTCCAATATTTGAAACTAAATTGCCGCTTGCAAAAGAACCAGCAGATGTTCCTTGAGCTAAAATTAAAGGGATTCTTGCTCCAGCATTAATTTTTTGTAATGATGAAAGTAAATTTAATTCTGAAATAGGATAAACGCCAGCCATAATTATTCTTTTGATTTAGTTTTAAGTGATGATTTTGTAATAAGTTGGAAATTAGATTTATTTTCTTCAAATCTAAGTTGTTCAAACCAAATGGAATCTAGGGGAGTGTTAGCTTCATCTACTTCAATTTCTATAGAAGTGTTTGCTTTATACCATTTTTTCTGGATATAAAAGTCTTTTAAAAACTTTAATTCTGCTTTCATGTTTATTTTGTTTAGTGTGGTGAACTAAAAATTAGGTAGTGGTGATACCTTGAAAATAATTAAACTTGTAAAAAAACAGGTTGCAATTAGTATTAGTCGTTATTAACCTTAAGTTAATAATCACTACTATTAATATGACCTTAGATCCAAATTTTTTAGCAAAAATAGCGCAAGAAAGTGCTGATAATACCTTAAGAGGTAGCTTTAGAGATTACTTTAAAAAGTTTGCTTATCCAATCATACATCCGGGTTCTCCGTTAATTGATACTTGGAGCATTGATTTAATGTGCGAATACGCGCAGGCTGTAGCAGATGGTCAGATAACAAGACTGATTGTAAATATTCCTCCTGGATTAAACAAATCTACAATATGGTCTGCTGCACTTCCTTCCTATATTCTAGGTAGAATACCAACGGATAAAATATTTGCTATATCAAATAAAGATAAATTAACTGAAAGAAATATTGAATGGGCTAAGCGAATTATTAATAATTCACGATATAAAGAAATATTTAAAGATTTTAAAATAGATGATAATAAAGATACTCAAACACACTTTAGAACTACAAAAGGTGGGGAAATGCAAGGGTTTCCAACTGCGGGTAATATTACAGGTGAAAGAGCTAACCTTTTGATTCTTGATGATTACCTATCATCAGATATGATAGATTCTCCTTCAGAAAAAGATAGATATTTGGGAAAAATTGGTAAAGCCATTGAAAGTAGAACTGATGTAGTAAAAAATGCAATAGTAGTGGTAGAGCAAAGGTTAGATATTAACGATTTAACTGGTTATTTATTAAGAATGAGAAAAGGAGAATATGAACATTTATGCCTTCCTGTAGAATTTGAGGAAAAGAAGTTTTTTTATATGGGTAATTTTAAAAAAGAGGTTAATGCAGGTGATCTGCTCGCTCCTGAAATACCTAAATTCTCAAGAAAACAAGTTGATATATTGAAGAACAGAATTGTTGATGAAGTTACAAATAGAGCTGATGGAAAACAAGTATTTTATACTCAATATATGCAAAAACCCACTATCGAGGGTGGCAATATGGTTGATATGAAATGGTTTCAAAGATTTGATCTTGAGAACTTGCCTTATATGCAATTTGATTCTGTTTATGTCAGTGCAGATACAGCTTCCAAAGTAAAACAAATGAATGATCCATCTTCGTTTTTAAAATTTGGCGTAAAAGGTTCTTCAATTTATTTAATTGATAGGTATAATAAAAGAGCTGAATACCCAGACACTAAAGCAAATTTACTTATGTTTGCTGCTAAATTTCCTTCTGCTAATACTATTTTAGTTGAAGATGCTTCAACTGGCGCATCTATAATTCAAGAATTAAGAAAAGAATGTAATTATGGGATAGTGCCAATTTCTCACGGCGGAGTTGCAAAAGAAATACGATTTAGAAATTCAACAGGAGCTATGGCAAATGGCAATATTTATTTTCCTAAACAAGCAACTTGGTTATTTGATTTTGAAGATCAATTAATGAAATTCCCGAAAGGTTCTCACGATGATGACTGTGATGCTTTTTCACAATTTCTTAACTGGTTCAAAAACAACTCTATTGATTGGGACAAGATGTTCACAGTGTTTTAAAAGCGACTACCACATCTTACGCAATAAAAAGGTTCGTTTGAGTTACAAAGAATAAGAACTAGCCAAACAAATATCCAAAAGCCATAAGTAAAAATACTCAAGATAAAGTGCAAAATATGATTAGGCACTTTTTTATTTGCTGGCATAATTTTATCGCAACATCTGCAAAATCTTTGCTCTTGTTTGTTAGACACTAGAAACCTCCTCATCAACATCTCCATCAATTTGCATTATAGAAGTTTCAAAGCCTTCATTATCTAAAACATCAAAATCAAATGTTCTAAATGCAAAGTAATCATCAGGTTCAACTCCATCGCCTTGATTAAACCAACCATTGGCTTGAAAGGTATATTGATGAACATAGTAAGAGCCATTAAACAAAAACATTCCGTTGCTTACAGAAATAAGGCTTGAGTATTTTACTTGATTAAGATTAGAGCTTGGTTTAAATCCAAGTAATGCTTTAAAAATGCAAGGTTTATAAGAATAAGCTTTGTCTTTGGTTAAAGCGTAAAGTAATTCATCATTACTTTCATTATTACTTTTATCATTACTTTTTCCGCATGGAATAAAAATATAAACAGTCGCATTTTGATAAAAGTTTTCTCTTATTGATTCGCCATTCAAATTGTTACTTATCCCATCTCCAGTATTTCTTTGGTTTTTAGAGGTTGTTTCTTCTCCTAAAACAACAACTGCCCATTTATTTGATTGTTCGCTATCAACATCACTTTGAAGCATTGCCGCCGCTCTTTCGTAGTCAACAGCTCCAGTAATACATGGATTAAGTCTTGCTAAAATAGTGCCTTGCGCTGGCGTTCCTAAAGTTGAAGTGCAAGCGTAAGTGAAAGAGTTAGGTGTTGGCACAGATGCAACAGTTTTATATCCGTTGTAACCATCTTTGTAAGTTGTTAGCTGGGTAATTGTGCCAGTTGCTGGGGTTGCAGGATTGCCGCTTACTTCAAAAATAAAAGTGTAAGCATTAATTATTTGTTTGCATTGTAAAGATTTGGCAGGACTTGCAACCGCATTGTCTGTTACACCATGAACAGTGTAGGTAAAAGTAGTACTATTCGGAACGCTATCAAGTGTAGTAACTTTGTTGTAATTCTCATTACTAGCACCAAAAAGCTGCACTTCAACATTTGCGTTATTAACATATCCATGCGGTGTTTTAGTGGTTACTGTTGCAGTAGTCCCGCTAATAGTTATGCTTTGAATGTCAATAACTGGCGCAGATAAGAAATGATTGTTATCAGTATAAAGTGTTTTAACTCCGTTATAGTCAGATTGATTAGCTCCACTTAGTTCAACTGTTGTGTTTCCCCTAATTAGCGAATGTTTGCCTGATGTAATAGCTAAAACATAATTGCCAGTTCTTGTTAAAGATGTAATTACTAAAGGCACTTTTGCACCAACAATTAAAACCTTTTCGCCAACTGCCAGTCCGTGAGCTGTCGCTGTTGTTGCTGTTGCAACTCCTGCTATTTGCGTTAAAGAACTAACTAATAAATTGGTTGTAAAATCACCAGTATATCTAGGTAATATTGCTTTAAGTTGATTTACTATTTCTTCTGTTTTCATTGTCTTATTGAAAGTTCTTTTAAATAAATTTCTTGATATGCCTTGTGTTGTTTTTCTTGCTCTTCGTCACAGATTTTTTTAGAATCAATGTTTATTTTACGCAATTTTAATAAACCTCTACTAGACGGCATAAACCAAGGCATTTTAACGCCGAGAGATTTTGCAATTTTTATTCTATAAAAATAATTAATCATTACTGCCTCGTGTTTTTTAATCCATTGCCATATCTTAAATCTAAGATTGTAATGGTGTTTTCGTAATACTCTCTATAAACCAAAAAAGATGCCGTTAAATATTTAACTTGAGCTTCTAAACAGTTAATCCGTTCTTTGTCTGTTTTTGGATTAATTTGTTTGCAAAATTTATTATATTCTTTTTCTGATTTTGTCTGCAATTTTTCAAATTGTTGTGCTGCGTCAACTGCGTAAGCTTGCTGGAAAGAAGCAAAAAATAACATTAAAAGAGCTATTTGTAAAATTTTTAATGGTAAAAGATTTTTAAACATTTTTTAATTCAAAATTGCGATTAGTTCTTTTTTCGCCAAGTTCAATTCTAGGAAAATTATTTATTGTTTCAATTTGAAATCCTGCAATGTGAGGTGGTTCTTTTTCGTAATAACTTACTACTGGATAGCCATATTTATCTTTACACAAAATTATTTTTAGGTAATCTCTTTTTGAAACAATTATTTTTTCATCGGGAAGTAAAGTGCCTGCAAACAAAAGAACTTGCTCATATATTGGTTTTGATTTTCTAAAAATTTTAAACATTTTATATTCTTTAAATAAACAATCCATAATATAGAAAAAAAAACGCCAAAAAAGCAACGAACCAAAAAGAAAAATTGCTGCTAATAAAAAACCAAAATGTTTTTTGTTTTCTTTGGTAATTATTCTTACGTAATCACCTTCTTTAAGTTGCAATAAGTCCATGAGTTTTTATAGCTGTTAAAATTGAATTAATTGCGGTTCTTGCTTCTGCGTCAATTGTAGAGCCGCCAGTTGGATTTGCGATAGTTGCTTGTTGGCTTCCTACAACTTGAACGCCGCCTACTTTGTAAGAATTAGTTTCACAAGTTCCATTGATTAAGGTGTTGCCTTCAATTTCATTTTGCGTTTCTTTTGCAACAAATCCAGTTCCAAAAACTCGATTTCTTATTTCAACTTCACCAACTTCTAAGGTTGATTGAATCAAAATATCATAAGGAACTGCAAAGGCGTTTGTTTTGCTACCTAAGGCACAAAAAATAAGCACCAAAGTTGATTCGCTTGGTTTTACTTTTGATTGAAAGCCGTAGGGATAGAGCAAAAGCACATCATCAAAGATTTCTTCTTGCAAAGAAACCACTTTTGCATAAGTGCCGTCTGTTTCGGCTATGTAGCCTTTGTAAATCATATTTTTTAGATTTGAGTTAGTTAAAAGTAAATCTAATTTTTTAAATCAAAAAAAGCAACTAAAAAAATGGCACTAGATTTAAAATTAAATCAAAAAAAAGGTTATTGGGATTTAGACATTGAGAATGGCGATTTTGCCAAAACCAATTCTCTTGATACCGCCCTTTATATGTCAGTTTTTTGCGAAAAAAGAGCTAATCAAGTAAGCGAGCCAACTTTAAGAAGAGGTCATTTTACTAATCAATTTAACCGCGTTAGTGGCTATGAAGTAGGCTCTTTGTTTTGGTTATATACAAGCCAAGCCAAAAACACAACAGCAAATTTAACCTTGCTAGAAAACGCTGTTAGCGAAGGTTTGAGATGGTTGATAGATGATGGAATAGTTTCTAAAATAAATGTCAAAGCAACCAAAAGCAACACACAAATTAATCTTGAAATAGAGTTAATCAATAAATTGCAATCAAACAGCAAATACTATAATCTTTTTGTAAATCTATGATTGAATTTTCTTCAATATCACAAATTCAACAAAGAATTGCAAACGCTTTGATTTTAGCTATTAACGCTGGTCAAATTGATAATTCAAAACACATCGACACAAACATTAGAGATAACTTTGCTTTGGGCATAGTTAATTCGATGGCTGCTGGCTTTGATGAAAACAACGATAACATCCAAGAAGTTTTAAAACAACTTTTTCCACAAACCGCAACTGCTGATTATTTAGAACTTTGGGCTTCGTTGTTTGGCATAAATAGAAAAGATGCGGTGCAAGCAGAGGGTTTTGTAGTTTTTACAGGCGTTGCGACAACCTCAATTCCGACTAACACCGCAATTCAAAAGGCTGATGGTTTTCAATATCAAACGCAAAGTTTAGGAACTATTTCAGCTCAAACAATCTTAATCTCTTCTTTGACAAGAAGCGGCACAAAAGCAACAGCTACAACTACTTCAGAACATAATCTTGCGACTGGAGTTTCTGTTTTAATAGCTGGTGCATCTCAATCGCAATATAATATCACTGCTACAATCAGCGTTATTTCGCCAACTCAATTTACTTACGAAGTTTTGGGAAGTCCAGCAACTCCAGCCACTGGTTCGCCATCAGCTAGTTTTACAACTGCCTACGTGCCTATCAAAGCCGTTGAATATGGCGAAAATGGAAACTCTGCGGGTGGTTCACAGTTAAGTTTGATTTCGCCGATTGTCAACGTCGATAACACTTGCTACCTTCCATATGATGGGGCTTCTTTAGGTTTAGATATTGAGACAGACGAAGAATTGCGAGCAAGACTTTTGGAAAGAACTTCAAATTTTACCGCTCCTTTTACCGCTTCGGGTTTGCCCGTTTTTATCAAAGAAAATATTGCTGGCGTGACTAGAATTTGGGTTCAAACCGCAACGCCTTCGGCTGGTTATGTCACGATTTATTTTGTGCGAGATAACGATTCAAATATAATTCCAAGTGCCGCCCAAGTCAACGCGGTTAAAAATGCAATTATTGATGAAGATAATGGAATTAAGCCAGCCAATACGCCAAATAGCTACGTTGTTGTTGCCGCGCCAACTGCCGTGCCAATCGCAATAACTTTTTCAAGCTTAAGCCCAAACACCAAAGCAATGAAAACGGCAATTACTGAAACCTTAACTGATTATTTTAAAAGTGCTTCGGTAAATGTTGGTGGCGATATTCTTTTGAACGAAATAAACGCGCTTATCTACAGCGTAATTGATGAAGATGGCAATTCACCAACTTTTGCTTTGTCTGCGCCTTCTGCCAATACAGCTATTTCAGATAGTCAACTAGCCACATTGGGAACTATCACTTATGTTTAAAGAAAGAACTCAAGCGCAACAAGCCAGCGTCTTAGCGCAATATTTAAGAGATGATGATTTGCACGTTGCAAAAAATAAAGAAGATTCAATTTTAAGAAAAGTTTTACTAGGGCTTGCTAGTGAATGGCTAAATTTCAGAAGTAGTTTAAACGATGTTGTCAGCGAATACAACCCAAACAATACAACATCACTAATTGAAGAATGGGAAGCGTTTGTTGGGATTCCTGATTCTTGCATTGCTATTGCTTCAACTTTAGAGCAAAGAAGATTAAACGTCTTGCTTAAATTGTCTGGAATCAATGTAAGCACGGCAAAACAATTTAAGAATGTTGCGGCAATTTTAGGCTACTCAATTCAAGTTTCAAATGGCGTGGACACTTCAACTTTTCCATTACAATTGCCTTTCTTGTTAATCTCTCAAGCATCAGCACCTTTTACAATAGTTATTACGCTGCCCGCTTCGTTAAAACCTGCGGGATTTCCTTTGACACTGCCATTTAAACTAACAGCGCAACAACCAACTATTCTAAAATGTCTTTTTAACAAATTAAAACCAGCTAATACGCAATTATTTTTTAGATATAGCCAATCCTAGTTTTTAGTTTTGTCAAATAAAGCTAAAAAGATATTTAACAATTAAATTAATTAACATTTTTTCAAAATGGCAGATTTCAACTCATCAAAAGTAGACGGCGATTCAGTAGATGCAAACGAATGGAATCAGCTCGCAAGTATAGATAATTTTATTACTACAAGCGGTCAAACTCCATCGACTAGCAATCTTAACCAAATGGGAATTGGTGCGGCTCGTTATGCAAGTGGCGGTCAATTCTTTACTGACTCTGGCACTGCCAACGCTTATGTTTTAACCTCAATCTCACCTTTTAAATCACCAGTTAGCAGCGGAGCTGGCGAAGGTTATTTCGTTGGAATGACAATTAAATTTCGCGCTGGAAACGCAAACACTGGCGCGTCAACTGTCAACGTCAATTCTGCTGGCGTGAAAAATTTAAAATTAGGTGATGGAACAACTGACTTGCCCGCTGGAACTATTTCTACTAACGCCGATGTTATTTTTAGATACAACGGAACTGTTTTTTGTTTGGAAAATTCTTCTTTTATTGGTTTTAGAGCCTATAGGTCAACTTCAGTTCAAACTATTTCTTCAGGGGTCAACACTAAAATCCAGCTTAACGCTGAAAGTTATGATACAAATGGATGGTTTGATTCAACGACTAATTATAGATTCACACCTTTGAAAGCTGGATATTATTTAGTAATTGGAAGCGTGATAACTGGAAAAACTGGAAAATCGCCCGTTGTTTTAGACTGCAAAATTTACAAAAATGGTGTAGAAGTCACTTTTGGAAATGTTGGTAATGGCGTAACTTATCCAGCAGCATCAAGTTTTTTATTAAGCAGAACTACAACTGACATTATTTATATGAATGGTTCTACCGACTATTTAGAGCTTTTCACTTCAGCAACTTATTCTGATGGCACTTCACCTGAAATACAGGCTAATGTTAATGGCGTATTTATGGCAGCAACTTTTTTAGGAATATAAAATGGATTATTTGATTCAAAAATACTTAACAGAAAACAATTTAACTGGCGTCAATGGAATTGATTACATTTTGCAGGATAACGGCAATGGAACGTATATCAAAGAATGGAAGCTAAATATTGCGCAACCAACTTTTACAAGCGCAGATTATGAAATTTCAACTTTAGAACAAGCTAAATTAGTTAAAATAGCTCAACTAAAAGCCAATCGAAACGCAGCTTTGGAAAAAACTTGGATTGCTTCTAAAGCAAAAGAATGGGAAACAGAAAATCAAGTTTATTTTGAATTTAGTTTAAAATCAACTGGAATTGTTTTAACAGAACCACACACAATTGTTTTTGGCGCGCTTCTCAGTGTAGAACCAATTAAATATAGTTGCAAAATAATTGAAGGTGAAAATAGACGTGAAGGTTATATTATTTTAAATCAAGAAGTTGCTCAAAAATTGTCATCTCATTTTAGATCTGATGCAACTGGTTACATTGGTCTTGCGAATGATTTAGAAGCAGAAATCAACGCTTGCACCACTATTAAACAAATAAACCTAATTAACATTGAATTTTAATAAATATGTCTTTGCTTTTATCATTATTAGAACCAACTGGCGGCGGCGGCGGAGGCGGAGGCGGAAGCGGCGATGTTGTCGGCCCGGCTTCATCGACAGACAATGCTTTAGCTAGATATAATTTAGCCACTGGAAAATTAATTCAAAATTCAGGTGTTCTACTCGATGATGCAAATAACTTTACTGGCATTGTTAATTTAAGTTTATCGGGCAATCAAACTTTTAGCGGTCTTGGTAAAAAAATACTAGCTGATTTTTCAAATGCAACTCGTGCAAACCGCCTCGCTTTTCAAACATCAACTTTAAACGGCAACACTCGAGTCCCTATACTTCCAAACGGCACTTCTCGCCTTGCTGGCATAGATTGCTTTGACGGAACTGATGCTGACAATGCGTCTTTTTTACAAGTTCATTCTGATGGCACAAATAATCACGCTGGCTTAAACTCTGCTAAAATTGGCACTGGCACAACCAAAGATTTAGTATTTCAAATTGATGGAATTACCAAAGCCAAAGTTAATGCAGCCGATGGAAAATTTAACGTTGACACACTCATCGCTTCTCAATTAATAGCAAGCGACGCTTCAAAAAATCTTCAATCGCTTGATGTTGCAACCTACCCTTCTTTAACAGAAATATCTTATGTCAAAGGAGTTACAAGCGCAATTCAAACACAACTTAACTCAAAATTAAGTTCTGCAATTACTTCTTTAAACGGACTTACAGGAGCTAGTCAAAGCATTGCAACGGCTTCGACTGGAACAGATTTTGAAATTAATTCCACAGGAACTTCGCACATTATTTCAATTCCTAGCATGGGTTCGGGAATAACTCGAGGCTTGCTGACTAACGGAACTCAAACAATACCCGGTGTTAAAACATTTAGTGACGAGGTAATGTTTGGCAAGCCAAATTTAACACTTACTAATTTAACTGGTTTAACAACTACTGTTTCTTCTGCTACGCCAGTTGTTTTAACAAATGCAAGTACTTATTTACAAGTATTTACTGGCAGTATTAACCAACAAGTAACACTGCCAGTAGCATCAACTTTATTACTAGGTTGGTCTGTTAAAATTATAAACAACAACTCGACTAATAACATAACCATTAATTCATCTGGTGGGAATGTTGTTGGTAACGTTATATCGGGAATGTCTGGTACAGTTACTTGCGTATTAGCTTCTGGAACAACCGCTGCATCGTGGGAATTTGAAACTACTGGATGTTCTGTATTAAGTGGTACTGGCACTTCGTTTGTAACAAACGTTGGACCAACTATTACTGGTTTAATGAGCTTTGTTGGTTCTACCTCATCTAACGCTCTCCTTGGCACATCGATTGCCACTGGAACGATAACAGTTGGTGGCATTACTGGAACAGGAACAATATCACTAGGACAATCAACAGCAAGCCAAATAGTCAACGTTCACGCTGGCGCAACTGCGTCAGGCTCTACCAAAACATTGAACATTGGCACTGGTGGATTAACTGGCTCTACAACTAATATTGCAATTGGCTCAACCACTGGCACAAGCATAACAACACTTAACGGAATCACTAAACAGCAAACTTACACAGTGGCAACTCTTCCATCTGCTTCTGCAAGTGGCGTGGGTGCAAGTTCTTTTGTGACGGATGCATCATCTCCCGTTTTTGGTGCAACAGTAGCAGGCGGCGGCGCAGTGCCAGTGCCAGTTTATAGCGATGGCACAAATTGGAAAGTTGGTTAAACATAAACAAATTATCATCATGAATACAATTATACAAGAGAATTATTGGAAAATTCATAACCTTATTAATGTTGGAACAAAAACTGAACGATGGGAATTTTTAGAGCAAGTTGTTTTTGAAAAATCGGTTATTGACGGACTTGGCGATAATCGAGCAGTAAAATCTCTAAATCTATGTTTGGAAGCAATGCACAAAAAATATCCAAATATAGTTTTGGGCGTAGAAATCCAAACTATCAACAATAATCAGATTGTAAAATATGATTATGCAAAAAAATTATTGATGTAAAATATGGACTATTTATTTTTTTCAAAAATAGGCGGATTATTTCGGGCAATTAGTGCTTCAGTTTTTTATTGGTGCAAAGGTTATTCAAAAGAAATTGAAAAGCCGATTGAGGATGCGGAAGGAAATTTCTTAATTTCTAAAGTTGGCGAATTAGAAGGTTTAGAAAGTGATGGCGTAGTTTTGGTAGAGCCTGAACCAACTCCTGAACCTGAACCAATTTCTGAAGAACCAAATTCTTAAGAACCAACAATAACTCAATAATTTAAAATATGAAAATCTTAAAATTTGAAACTAACAGTCAATTAGACCAATCTCTGGCAACATTACTTGATTTTTATTTAAAAAGTAAGGGAATGGAAGCTGTAGGACTCGTCAATTTTATATTAAATTCTATTCAAAATCTTCCTGAAGAGCAAGTTGTCGCTCCTGAAGTTGTCGCTCCTCAAGCTGAACCTGAAGCTGAAACTCAACTTGAGCCAGTTGTTGAAACTCAAAATTAAGCTTTTCAATGAACAATATAGCCGACTCAATTAACGAATTAATTATTAATACCAACGCATTAATATGGACTGGAATTTAGCTCAAACAATTTTAAGCGTTATCGGAATTTTAATTTCTGGCTCGGTTTATGTTGTTGTATTGGTAACTAAAGTGACTACAAGAGTTCGCGATGTTGAAAGAGATATTTTAGATCAAAAAGAAAGAATAAAAAATCTGGAGGATAAAACTTCTTTTGAAAATTTAGAGAAAGTAACGCAAAGAGTGTTGACGCAAGCTATCCATTCAAAAGAATTTAAAGAATCAATGCGTGATGTTATCTTACATGTTTCTAAAAATCACTACGCCGCAGAAGCTGGCGTCATGTCGCAAGTTTTGGAAGCTCTTAAAAAAATGGAAGAAAGATTATGAAAAAACGCATAATTGAATTTTTGCCAGATATTGAAAATCTTGCCAAGAAAGACTCGCAACTTTCTACTAAAAGATATGCAGACCTTAGATTGATAAACCATGTTATTTTCCAAAGCTGGGTTGTTTTAATTGTTTTTATCTATTTTGAGAAATGGGAAGAAGTAACCTTGCATTTTATTTTTTTAAGTGCCTTATGTTTTGGCAGAGGTTTACTTGCCAAAGATAATTTTTTAAATAAAATAACCAAAAATGATTGATTTAAAATCGCTTTTAACGCTAATAACTAGTTTTTTCGCTGCGGTTGCTTGGTTTTTGTATGGCAATAAAAAACAAGAACTTGCAAAACTTGAAAAAGAGAATTTAGAAAAAGACTTAATAAACAAAGACTTAGTTCAAAATGCACAAATTAAAAAAGATGTTGCTACTGTTTCTTTTCCTGAATTGTCTAGCCAGTTGCGCAAAAAATCAAGAGCCAAAGCTGATAAATAATTTTTGCGATTTACAACTTGAATTTCCAATCGTAGACGTTTATGTTCATGACTATTGGGAAGCCATCGAAACTAGAATTAGACAAAAAGAAGATAATAGAAAAAAAATGACGCCTCAAGAAAAATTAAAAAATCAACTAACGCCAGAAGAAGCTTTTGCCAAAGTGTTCATTGAGTTTGCTGCGAGAAGCGAACTAACAAGACAAGAAAAGTGCGATTTTTAAATTTATTATGATTTGGCGCAAACGTAAAATAAGGCTTTACAGATTTTTTCTTAAAATTCTAAAAGATTGTAAAAAGGAGAAAAATTTAGATGAAAGTTTGCGAAATCTTTGTTATATTTTTCCAAATTTTAATAAATATTTTCTTCTTTATTATTCAAGAAAAAGTAGGAGAGAATCTAAAAATAGATCTCGCAAATTGATGAACATGTTGCGTGAAATAAATAAGAAATTTAAATAAATCAAAAAAAATGACAGTATTAATCGCGCAACACACAAAAGAAAAAATTATTTTAGGAGCTGACGCGGGAAGTTTTTATGGAGATTATCATAAGGTTCATTTAACTAATCATAAAGGGCGTTTAAAAATTATGTCGGTAAATGATATTATTTATTCTGGCACTGGCTCGGTAGCTGAAATTATAAATTTTGGTTTATTTTGCCAAACTAGAAAGCCTGAAAGAAATGACCAGTTGGGCATTCAAAGATTTTTTGTTGATTTTAGTAAATGGCTAAAAGAACAAAATATTGAACCAAATGGCAAAGTAGAAAATAATTATTTTTTAGTTTTTGAAAAAAAGTTATTTCATTATCGAAATGGAGCGGTTCAAGAAATTTTAGAAGATGATTTTGCAACCGATGGAGCTGGATTTAAAGAAGCTTATATGGCTTTGCACCTTGGAAAATCAGTTAAAGAAGCTATTGATTTAACTGTTCAAATGAACGTGTGGGCATCTGGTGAAGCGCAAATTGTAGAAATTTTAAAATAAAAAAAAGCTCCTCCAGCAGTTCCTAATGATTACGAGACTATGACAGCATAAACTTGAATGAAAAAACTTTTAGAATTTTTTAAAAAAAGATTAGAAATTGAAAAGTTAAAATATCAAACTGGATTTTGCACTACGATAAACGTTTTTGGCTTTGCTCGTAAAAATGAAAATTTTAAAAAAAAATTTAATCCATTAGACTACGAAATAAAAGGCTTCACAAACCCATATAAACCCGATTTAAGTTCTAAACCAACAGAACCAACAATTCCTATGAATCCAAAACAGTATAGTTTTAGCTTAAGAAAACGTAATTTTTAAAAATGAAGTTATATGGTAATGATTTTTGTTTTAGTTTTAATAGTTATTTCTTTCATAGCAGGCGTTGGCTATATTTGCCAAGATTTTGGTGCTTGTATGAGAAATAAAAAATGAGGTTATGAAACATCGAGAGAAATGTTAATAGACAAGCTATGCAAAAAATTAAAAAATTTACCGATGAATTAATTGTAAGGTCTTTTGACAAAAAATGGGAACTTGTAGAACCTTTTTCTTTTTATTACGAAAAACTAAATAAAAATACCTATCGATTTGAAGATCCCGACAACTATAATAAAATTGTAATTCCAAAAGGTTTTATTACTGACTTTGCTTCTACACCTCGAATTTTATATCCAATAATTCCACAAATTGGAATCTACAACAAAGCTTGTATAATTCACGATTACCTTTATCAAGAAAAAATCTTTCCAAGAAAAACTTGTGATTTATATTTTTTACAAGCAATGAAAATTTTAGGTGTTCCAAAATGGAAAAGAAATCTGATGTTTGCAGCTGTTAGGTTATTTGGTAAAAAATACTATGGAAAAAAATGATAACTAAAGAAAGCCTTAAAAGAAAAAATTTACACAAATATTATGCCTAAATTTAGCAAAACATCCGCCGCAAAATTGGCAACTTGCCATCCTGATTTGCAAAAAATATTTAACGACATAATCAAGCTTCGCGATTGCGTTATTATTTGTGGCGCAAGAACTTTAGAAGAGCAACAAAAAGCGTTTGCTGGCGGTTTTTCTAAGCTTGACGGCATCAATAAAAAGTCTAAACACCAAATTAGCAAAGAACAAACTTTCAGCCTTGCTGTCGATGTTTTGCCTTATCCGATTAAGTGGGATGATAGAAAGGGGCATGAAGATTTTGCCCGCGCTGTCAAAGCAACTGCGCAACATTACAAAATTAATTTAATTTGGGGCGGTGATTTTAAATCGTTTGTTGATAGACCACACTGGGAACTTTTATGAAAAGTCAAGCACTATTACAAAATTCAAATCAATCAATTTTGATTTTGCATCCAAAAAAATATATTCGTTTTTTTAGAGCCAAAGAAGAATCTAAAATCAAACCAAAAAAACGTAGTAAGCTAGTTTATTATCCAAAATCAAGATAACATGAAATTTTCACTTTGTTTTTTCTTTTTTTCTTTGTGCTTTTTTAGCTATTCAATAACTTCCGCTTTGTCGGCAAAAATTGATTTAAAGACTTCAAATTGGAAAATAACTGAAGCAGTCGATGGAGACACCTTAAGAGTTGAAATACCCTCGATGTTGCCTTTGAAATACTCAATTAGAATCAATGGAATTGACACTCCTGAAAAAGCTGGTCGTGCCAAATGCGAAAAAGAAGCAGAACTTGCAAAAAAAGCTTCCGAATTTACTAAAAATTTAGTTAGCAATATAAAATCTTTCAAAATTACTAACGTCAAACATGATAAATATGGCGGCAGATTACTTGCTGACGTTGAAATAAACAATCTTGACCTTGGTAGAACCTTAACAAAAGAAGGCTTTGCTAGGATTTACCACGGAGAAAAAAAACTAAGCTGGTGTAATTAACTAAAAATGAAATAAGAAATTCAAGTTTAAAAACAAAATAATTTCTAGTATAATAATAGTTGTAAACGCAATAATCGCAAAATAACATATTTCTATAGATTCGCAATCATGTTTGGGAATACTTGGAAGAATAATTCCTTTAGGAAATTTGAACTTTTCCTTTTCTTTTTTTTGAATTTGAATTTTTGATTCCATTTTTATTTTTTAAATTAAGTTACAATTTCCATTCTTTTTTAAGAAATTGTAAATCTATGTTAACTTTTCTGTTGTGCAAAGGCGTCTTCTTTTTTTTAATGCGGAAAAAAAATAAGCGATATTTCTTTTTAAGATTCTCCATTTAAAAACAATCATTTTTTTATTAAACACCAGTTGAACCAAAGCCACCCCTGCCAGTATCTTCAAAATCTTCTACAACCATAAAACTTGATGGCGCAAGCTCTCTAATTAACATTTGCGCTATTTTATCACCTTTTTTAATTGTGTATGGCTCATGTCCATGATTAATCATGATTACACCAATTTCTTTGCGATAAGAATTGTCAATTGTACCCGGAGTATTTAACACTGTTAATCCATGTTTCAAAGCTAAACCCGAACGCGGGCGAATGTCGGCAACGGCATAACCAGTAATTTTAAATTCTTCTTTTATTATTTTTTCTAAAGGTTTGCTGCTTTCAAAATGAAAACCACTAGTGCCATATCTTTTAGGTAATTCAATTGCTAAACCAGTTTTTACTAAAACCCTGCACTGCGGCGGTATTTCTAAAAAAGTATGGCATTCACTTAAACTTGTGCCAATAAAAAAATCAAATCCATCTGCGAATAAGTCCCAAAGATCGCCGTCGTCTTCGCGATGTGGCAATTTTGCTGTGTCAGTCAGTTTTTTTATTTTAAAAGGAATCATAGTTTTAATTTAAGTTATTTATTTTCTGCGCCATTTAATGGCTGTGCAACTCCGCTTACTGGTTTTAGATTTACCACTGTTTTACATTTTTCAGGAACTTGAAGCCAAATGCCAAAAAATAACAAAATTGCGTAGAAAATTACAACAGCTACCAGAATTTTTAATTTAAATTTAGTATCTTTGCTTAGTTTATTTAGCATTTTCTTTCTCCAAAAAATCTGTAATAATTTCGCGCATCAAACAAGACACGCTCTTTTTTCCTTTACTGTTTTTAGCTATTTCTTTCAAAGCTTCTTTTTGCTTTTTTTCTATGCTAAAACAAAGCAGCGTTAGTTTTTCTTTCATATTTATTTGATAAAGTTTTTAAGTTAGTTTATTTATTTTTTTTAAGCTTTTCATAACCCTTATAATTATAATGCTCGTCTATAAATTTTTCGCTCTCCTTATAACCAAACACAGAATCATCTCCCTTGAAAAAGTAAGGTTCGCTTGGCGATTCAGTTAAGGCAATTATTCTATGAATATCTTTAAACCCATTAGGGTATTTAGAAATAAAATAATCTCCTACTTTATACTTATGCAGCAGCGTTAGTTTTTCTTTCATACTAGGAACACCAACTGGCGGCGGCAAAGTGTTTTTTTTGGGCTTATTGCAAGGGTTTGTATAGCCTTTAAAATTGAAATCACGAGTAGCGGCAAAGGATAATTTCCAAATTTCTAGCTTTTTCTTAAAGTAATTTTTCATTTTCTTTTAAGCTCCTCAATGGAATTTACAAAGTCGGTTAAAGTGCAATATTTATCAGTTTGTGCTTTTGAAATTGTTTTGTTTTCGTTCGTGTAAAACATTTTATTTTCAGTGTTTGAAGGTTGAAAAACTCCAAAACAAACGCCTAAATTTTCACTTGGTTTTGTTTTAATAAAACAATCTGTTGGAACTTTTGGCAACTCACTAACATCTTTCCAAATACTTACTGGCTCGACACGTTTTTCTTTCATGTCGATTTTAGGCTCTTCTTTCGACAAATTGTCTCTGTATTCTTTTTGCAATCTTTCATACTCTTTATTAATTTTAGCATCCTGTTCTTCGCGAGCAAAAAATCTTTCAACTGTCAAATCAAACCAAGCAAGTCTTTGTTCTCTTGTTTCCCAACTTAATCCCATTTGGAGACAATTCAAAGCCCTATCAATTTTGTTTACTTCCTTCTTCTCAAGGTCAACTGGATTCAGGGTTTCGTTTGCTTGGCGTAAAAACTCAATAATAAGACGAATTGAACCTTCAATGTCAGAGCTTGCATTTTCTGTTGTATACAGTTTTTTTAATGCTTCGTCTAGTTTATTTACTTTCACTTCCTTTGTTTTTTGCAAGTTGTCTTCTGAGTCTTCTTCATAATAAAGACCTAGAAACGATATACTGGATAAACAATTTGTTATGCCGTCATCATCTTTGTAATGTATGAGATAATCTCCTTCTCGTTCTTTTATTTTAGTAACAATTACTTTCTTATTTTCACAAGTAGTTTTATCATTGTTGTTATCTAAGTATCTTTTTTGTAAGCGATATTTTTTTCCCACTACTGGCAATTTATCTGTCATTTTCATTTTTCATTTAGTTAATAAAACTCCTTCTTGCTCGAGAATTTTTAAACCCTCCTCAACCGACCTTGCTAAATAATACTGACTATTCTTAGCAACTTCAAAAACTTTTTGAAATTCTTTTTGATTTTCTTGCTGCGTTCCTTTTTGAGTTTTAAATTCAATCCAAATCAAATGGTCGGTTGAATTCTTATCACGCTTGATAAAAAAATAATCAGCCTGACCAGCTTTTAAGCCTTTTTTCTTTAACATTGCCGCAGTTGTTGGCTTTCTATATTCACCGCTTGCAACATAGCTCCAAAAAACGCAATTAAGCTTTTTGTAAGTTTCATATTTTTGGATTATCAATCCAAAGTTTATGTGCATTCTGTCTTCTTCGCCAATGCCGCGTTTTCTAGCTGTTTTCATTTATTTTATTTATTAACTCACTAAGCTTGTAATTTGAAACAATTTTGCGTTTAGGCGGGTTCATTTCAAAAGAACACTTTGGATCAAAAAATATTGTTAACTCACTTGCTATTTCTTTGTTATAATCGCCGTCAAGCTCTATTCTCGCAAATTCATAAGGCACTTTGGTTTCTACTATTTGGAACAAATTCTCACCATCAAATTCAAAATAATAACTGTAGGGAAAATCTCTATCAATAAAAGCATTTCCATTGCAAAATTCCGCTGGTTCGCCTTTTTCTTTTAAATATAATTCTTGAATTTTTTTTTCAAAATCATTGCCTTTAATTGCCCAAAGATCGTTTGGACAGCAATATTTGAAATAAAGACTTTTGTTAGTCTGTGAAAAATAAATATTAGTGTAACTTCCCATTTTTAATTTTTTTTAATTTTATTTTTATATCCAAAACCCGAATAATATTTTACCCAAGTTTTAAAATTATACTTAGGCAAGCTTTTGTCATAGTAGCAATCCATTTCATATTCGTAAAACTGAATTAAAATCTCGCGTGAACAGTTTATTTCTATCGCATCAACAATTCTATCGAGTGCAAAACAATAACCATTTACTTCTAAAATTCCGCCAATTTCTTCAGGACATCCAACCCAAGACCAATCATCAGTCTCAAAATATTTAGTGCAGAACTCTTGAGCAAGTTCATTGGTTGCCTTTTGCCAAGCGGTTAGTTTTTTATTTTTCATTTTCTAAGCTACTATTTAACTGTTATCAAAACATTATTTGATATAACGGCGTGCAAGCCATCAGATAAATTTATTTTGCAGGTTTTGGATATTAATTTAGGCGCAATTTCTTCTTGAATTTGTTTAATAACCTCTTCAATCATTTTTTCTTGCCCAAACCTTCTTTCTAATATTCTTAAAATAGCATGTTCGCTTACTATTACCGCACAATCCAATTGAGATTGAGAAAGTTTGTAAATTTTTTTGTCTAAATCGCTAATTTCTGATTTAATTTTTAAAATATCTTTGCTTAACCTTGAAACTTCTTTATCTAAAAAAGATTTTTTTGTTTGAAGGTTTTTTAATTCATTGCTAGTTGTTTTCATTTTCCTTTAAATGTCTGATAATTTTTTCAACCGCGCTTTACAACATAAGATTTGCCAAACTACTAACAACAACAGTAATATCAGAAACTTCAGTAATTAGAAACGTTCCGTTTTTGTCACTCCATAATTCGTCGACTTTAGGTAAGATTATAGACATTTTTTATATTTTAGAAATTTTAAAATTATTATTTTTTAATAGTTTTTATTAAGATGTCAAACAAATTTTTATAGTTTTGATTGCCATAAAATTTTCCAAGTAAATCGCAATGAAAATGCGCCTCTACAATGTCATAGCCATTTTCTATTTCATGAAAATCAACCGACCATATTTTGTAAGGAACTTTTGCGCCATATTTTAACGCAAAAACTTCAAAAAATCTGTTATTTTTAGCTATGTTTTTGTAATCATGCCTCGAAGCAACAGAAACAACTTCAGAGCCACAAAAAATAACTCTAACCTCATTTTCAAATTCAAAATCAACAATCGGCGAAACTAAAAATTTATCACACGGCGGCAACATATCTACAATTGCTTCGGGATAATTTATTGGATTTGCTAAAAAATCAGAAGTTTCAATATTTCTATCTTCAAGTGGATAGCACCATCTACCATATTCTACGCCATTTTTTAATTGCGTTTTTACAAAATCATCAACACCTTTAAAAGAGTAATGTTTGTGCTTAGTTTTAAAAAAATAGTTTTTAGCAATAAATTTTGGCAACTCTTCTCGATTGCACTCAATAACTTCTCTTTTTAAATCATCTTTAAAAAAAATGTGCCAATCAATTTCGGATTCGCCTGTTTCTATGTCAAAAATATTTATAATGCTTAGATCCCCTTCTTTTCTGCTTAAATCAATAAAAAAAGGAATGTTATTTTTTAGGCAATCATAAACTAGTTTAATATTTTCGCGCACAACGCAGTATTCGTAATCTTCGTTTTCAATCAAATAATTATTTTCAATCCAAGAAATTACTCCTTCATCATAAATTTGACAAAAAAGCTTTTCGTTTAAATCTTTGCTTTTTTTTATTACAAAACCTTTTTTATTTGAAAGAAAATCTTCGGGTCTAGCATTAGTATCAAGCTTTATTCCCGCAGATCTTATGAGTCTTTCTATGTTGACTGGAATTGGATTTAAAAGCTCATCTATTAATCTTGTCATTTTATTTTTGTTCTTTCTTTAGTTAATATTTTCAAATTTAGTTTATTTTATAAACAGCTTTACAAAATAAACTTCGAGCAGTTTTATTACATTCTATTTTGTATAAATATTGCTCGTTATAGCGTCTGTCCACATGGTATGAAAGGGACGTTGGGTGCTTATCACAAAAATAAGACGGTGGAATCTCAACGCCTTTTTCTTTGCAAGAGCTTAAAACAAATAATATTGCAAAAAGTTTAAATTTCATAGCTTGTTAGTTAATATTCTCTAAAAGCTAGGTAATCATTAAAGAAGTTTGTCGCGTTTTTTGGGGCAGCCAGCCTTAGTCTTTTGGACAAAGTTAACTTTAATTATCAAAAATTACTTGTGTTAGGTCTTTGGCCTAGATACTAACCAGAGGTGTTTTTTGATGCAAATTGGCGAATTTTACATACCTAGCCATTAGAAAATATTTAACAGAAAGCTGGGTTTAGAGCTGCTTCGTTTATCCCAGCGCGGCAAGTATAAAGTTATCTCTAACTCAAAACCGTCTTTCGATTTTCTGCCACCCTTTCGGATTGATGCCATTGACGTCAATGGCATTTATTCACTCTCTTCTTTAACCGAGTAGGTTGCCTTTTTACAGAAGGCTAACTGGATTGCTGCTGGTCAACATTAGTCCGCAATCAAGAAAACCCACCACTCCAGCTGTGAGAGCTATCAGAGCCTTTCTTTCCGATCATAGCTCACGTTCCAACCAATTTGTTTTTTAATAATATTAGCTAGCTTTCATATTATTAAGAAAACTCTTTGGCGAAAGGTAAGTTGATTTTGCACTTTTCTTTAGCCGTGCCGACTAATTATTTAAACAATCCTTCAAAAAAGCCAATCCAAAACGGAGTAATTAGTTTAATGTTTGCACACCAAACTATTCCCATAAAAAATACGTGTTTTTTACTATTTGTTTGAAAAAACTTATTAAAACATCCAATCATAAATAGACAACAAAAAGTGTCTAAAAGAATAAATATAAAAACTGCAAAAGACATAATTTAAGAAAGGTAATTTATTTTAAAAAGGCTCATCATTTTCCTCAACATAATTATTTTCAGGCGCATAACCATCGCCTTTGTCTTTTGAGTGTTGAGAAATGTCGCCGTCTTTTTGTTTGCCTTTGATAATATCAATTGCGCTGGCAATGATTTTAACGCTAGGAACTTCAATGTTTTCTTTGTTTTTGTAAGTTCCATATTCAAGCTCACCTTCCAAATATATTTTGCTGCCTTTTTCTAAATATTGACAAACCTTAGTCAAAGAACCCCAGCAAGAAATTTGATGCCAAGAGGTTTTTTCTTGCTTTTCGCCATTGGCAGTTTTCCATTTTTTACTTGTGGCAAGCGAAAAATTGGCATAGTCTTTGCCGTTTTGTGTTTGACCGATTGCTGGATTAACTCCCAATATTCCAATCAAAATTACTTTATTTACTGACATATTATTAAAAAATTTTAGTTAAATAAATTCAAAATAAACTTATCTCTTTCTTTTTTTGATTTAAAATCCATTACGCTTAAGGTTTCTAATTTTATTTCTTCAATTAGAGTTTCTATAGTTTTTACAAAGCGAATTTCTATGTTATCGCCAATTATTTCAAGCCCTTCCGCATAATATATAGCATTTCCAATAAAAAACTTAGATTCTTTATCAAAAGCATTTGGAAGATTGCGGCAGTTTAATTTATCAAACAAAATATAGAGTTCGTGTTTATTTATACTTTCTAAACTGCCATAAATAGAGTTTTGGCAATAATCAATGCTTTTCCACTCTACTTTGATTTCTGACATTTTCTTGCTCCTTTTGTTATTGATAAAGTTATTAAAAACTATTAAAAATTATTAGTCACCAATTATTTTTACTTCTTAAATTAATATTTTTCGGGCGCGCTTGGAATATCAATCCCATAACTTGCCGCAAATCTAATCACCGCGTCAATATACTTTGCCACATCTGTTTTATTTCCTGCATTAGAAATAGTGATTCTGGCTTGGTAAATTTCTCCCGTAATCGGATTCACTTTCTCCATTTTTAACCCTTCTTGGTCTTCAATAGCGTCTTTTATTGCTTCGTGCAATTCTTTTTCTGCAATAAAATTTCCTTCTTTTTTAAAATGTTCTTGGATTGTTGGCAAAACAACACCCCAATAATAACCTCTTTGATTATCACTTGGCGCAGAAATTGGAACTAACATTAATTTGAAATCATCAAAAAAAGGCTCGTTTATGCGTCTTGTTAGTTCTTTTCCTGCACTTGCCCTAATCTCCATTAAATTCTCTTTGCTTGATTGACTAAAGAAGAAAATGTTTGGAAATTTCGGGTCTTTTTCTAGCTTGCAATATCCAAGTTGGATAAAGAAATCTTTCCCGCCAGCAAGATATTTTATAATCGCATCAGAAAGTTCGACCTGCAATTTAACCCAGTTTTGTTTGTCGGATTGTAAAAAAGTCAGTTTCATTTGTAAGGTTCAAATCTTGGTCTACCTAGCTCGCAACCGATAATGTAACCTAAATTAATTCTTGAAACAAGTGAGGTATATTTACAGCCTCCAAGATTCACCGCCATAATTGCTTTGTCGAACTTCTCTTTGTCTCCGCGCTTTTCTTCCTTTGTGCGTTCTTTGATGAAGTCTTTAAGTTTGTTTTTTTCTAAAGCGTCTTTGAGGTTCATTTTATATGTATTCAAATTTTTTGATATTGTGGCTATAGTCTACCTGCCCATTTAGCAGAATGGCAAAGGCAATATCTATTTTAACACTTACCTTGTGGGTTAAAGTCTCCGACTCTTTTCCGTAAAGAATATTGAATACAAGCTCGCCGCTTCTATTAGTGTTTGAGAATGAGATCCTGATTGCAGGAAATAATCTGCGCGAACTACAGCGAGGGCTAATAAAATCAGATTCTTTATCGCTACATTCGCTAATTTTTGGGTTAGTTTGATTTGCTAAATGATAACTGACTAATTCGATTCTATGAAAAATTGGAATATCTGAATTGTTTGTCAGACTTACTCCAAATCTTATGAGTCTTTCCTGATTTTCGTCTGAATAAAGATGCTTATTCAGATCAAAACTAGAAATAATAAGTTTATATTTGAAAGATTTTTGTCTGTAGAGTTCGGTAATCCACTTTATTAAAGCCACAGTATAAGCAGCGGTAACAAGAAAGATAATTACTAGACCGTAAAAAGGGATATGGTTAAAGTGATGCGCTATGTAGGTATTCACAGAGGCAAGACCTCCCGACGAATAAACACTGATAGCAAATTCAGTGCTAGAGGCAATCTTGCAAAGTTTCTTAAACCACTTGGTTTTAAACATAATTTTTCCCAAAAATTGATTCGTAAAAATCTCAGCTTACTCTGCCAATTCTTACAAATCAATTCCCTTTTCCGTATGCTAAAGGGATAAACGTCTAAAAATATTACACTTAGTTTAGTTTTCATTTTTTCCTTGTTAAAATTTCTAAATAAATTAAAATTGAGAAAATTCCTATCATTATTTCTGCTTGATTTCTTGTTTCGTGATTATTTTCTAATAAACCGATTATAAGAAGCATCACTTGAAACAAAACAGATATTCCATAAAAATAAATCACCTACCCCTCTACAAATTAAATTTAAAACTTTTTTAAAAAACTTTTTAGCTGTTCTTTGTTTGGTTGCTCATCAATAGATTTGCCAAGATGCCATTTAACATCATCATAACCTTTCGACCCGTATACCTCAATTGTAGCAGTATCATAATCGAATATAATTTCTAAATCATCATCGTTTTTCTTTGCTAATTTGATTATTTTAGCTAAATATTCTTCTAAGTTCATTTACTCCTCCTTAATTTTTGTTAAAATTTCATTTTTCATTGCTTCAAAATATTTAAAATAAAATTCGTCTTTTTCTAGTTGAGTTATACCTTCAAAAACATAGTTAAAAACTTCACGATCTGGCATAAATAACCATTCAGAAATTGAAAATCGCAAAAGAGCTTTAAATTCTTTATCATCATTTTTAGCATCATTTACAAATTTGACATGCGCGTTAGTTAACTGTCTTAATAATCTTGCCTGCCAATCTTTTGTGCTTTCTAATTGCTTTATTTCGCTTCTTAGTTTTGCAATTAATTTGTTATCTTGCATTTTTTAACCTCTTATTTGTTTTAATATTTCATCACGAATTGTTATTGTTTTTTGCGCCAGTTTTGCAAGTTCGGCAATAAATTTTTCATCGCGCTCAACTCTAACAATAAAAAGCTGCTTCTCTTTAAAGTTTGGATGAAACGAAACAAAATCGCAGAATTTACGACCACTAACCCAAAGCCCGCCCTGCACTTGCTGCCAATAATCAGTTGGCATTTTGTTATCTAGCAAATATTTAGTGTGAGTTGTGGCAAGCGGACATTTGATTTCAAGCAAACCATCATCTCTAAGCAAGCCGTCGGGCGAATATCCAAAATTACCACAATCGCTTTTAAACATTGTGATTTCTTCAACTTCTAAAAAAGTTTCTTCACAATAAGCTTGCCTTGCAACTGGTTCCAAATCATTGCCGCGTTGCATTACTGCGTTTTTGTAAGACTCTTCTGGCTCGCTTAACAAAGATTGAGTTGCAAGTTCTAAAGCATATTTTGGCAATGTTGCGGACTCTTTACCTGTTGAAGTTATAATTTTATCAAAATTAGACGCTGTCGCAACGCCTAATCTTAATTGAAGCCATTCGTCTGATCCTTGCAATATATCTTTAATTATTTTCATCTTTCACCTCTTCTTTTTTGCTCGCAATTTCCTTAGATTTGTTTTCTAATCGAATCTTAGCTTCAGTAAATTTAACAAGCGGTAAATCAATGATTGAATTAATTTTATAAACTTTGCAAAATGTTTCTTTTGAAACTTGTGCCGAAGTTAAAAGATTTTCAATCTCAATTCCTTGTAAAGAATCAATGCTTTCAATTATAGGTTCTACAACTTTTTGCAAATCGTAATCTTGATTATCAAATTCGGTGATTTTCTGAATTTGTTGAATGCCACTAAAATGAATTTTGCAAGCCCGGCGAATGATTGCTATTTTTGCCTTTTCTTCAAACCATTCTTGCCAAATTGAATCTTGTTTAGCTTTACCTTTAATTTTATTAATTTGAGCTAAAGACATAGTTTCGCAAAAAGAAACTAAGCGTTCGCCAAGAGTGTAGGAAATATAGCAATAACCACCAATTATTTTTTCTCTTTTAGCAAAAGGGTCTTTAATTTCTAGGGAATAAGTTGTTGTATCTTCTTCGCTTTTCACTACAAACAAATCGCCTTCATAAACCAATTTACAATCAATATTTGCGTCTAAATAGGCTCTTTTAATTGAATAGATAAACCCTCTATATCCTACTTGGAGTTGAGCCTCACTAATCCATTTTGGGCTTTCTATAGTTCCAATGTTTTTATTGTATTTAACTAAATGGCAATGTTGCTTTCCGTCAATCTCAAGTTGTAAATCACAAGCTTGTTTGATTGCGCTTTCAATACTTAATGGCGTGCATTTAGATAAATCTTTTTTATCATCGCCAATTGTTTTTCTGATCTCGTTAAGAACGCTAATTACATACTTAGAATGATTAGTGCCTAACTCTGATTTTAAAAGCGCAGAATTATTTAAGTTTTGTTCAATTAATTGAAATGTCATTTTTTAATCCTCGTTAGTTGTTAAAAATTCCTCTTTACTTAAGAAAAACTAAAGTGCTAGGTAGTCAAAGTCTTCATTCATATTTCAAATTTTGTTTAAAACTTGTTTAGCCTTTTCAATTGCTTCATTGAAAGCAACGCTTTTTAAATTAAAAAACTCCTCAAAAGCTTCTTTGATTATTTGCTCCGCGTATTCTTCAGCATCATTGTAATCTTTATCAAGCCAATGTGAGCCAACGTTTACTTCTGTGTCGCCATAACTTTCATTATGCGCAACTTTTTGGCAATTGTCTTGCAAAAACTCTTGGATTATACTTTCTTTGGTGTCTTTTAAATATTCTAAAATTTCGTTTTTCATTTTTAATTATTTTTGAATTGTTCGTATCGAATAAAAATAATTTTACCATCAATCTCTTTATACCAACAAATAGATGTATCTCCATTTTTACCAATATCGACTATAATTTGTTTTGTCGTAAAAATTAATCTTATTTTTTGCCACAATGTTAAGTGTGGAGATGTTAACCATTCTTTTTTAATCATTTTTTCCTCGTTTGTTGTTAGTAAAGTTATTAAAAACTATTAATTTTTAATAGTCAATGGGGTTTTTTATATTTTTTTCTTTAAAATCTCAAAATGTTCTAGTTTGTAAATTGGTGTTATTCGGTTGTTTTCAAGCGTAGTATTTTTAAACCAGTCGCTTCTAAAAAAATTCACTATGTCTAAATGAGTTTGATAAATCGGCACAACATCATCCAATCCTTCAAGGATTTTAATTTGAATTGCAAAGCTAGTTCGCATGTAGCCAAGCAATCCTTGCGTTCCTTTTTTTATATTATCGCCAAGCCATCCATTTTGCTTTGCATTAATAAAAAAAGTTTCGTTTTCATTTCTAACTATAAACTTTTGAATTTCTTGCTCCACCTTTTCCCAAATGTCAAAATTAGCAAAGTTTTTAGCCTCTTTAGGTTCTTGTTGTTTCCATTTCATTATTTTACTCCTCGAATCTTTTTATTTTAGAACATTTAACGCATTTGATAATATAAACATCTTTCGGCGATAAGTTTTGATATTCGCATATTCTTCTTAAAAATTTCCATTTATGATTATAGTTTAAACATTTTGGGCGTAAAAAAAGCCTTAAAATTGAATATAAGTATTTCATATTAAACCTTGTTTTTTTAATTTTAGCCACAATCTTGCTGCGGTGTCTGTTAGTGATTCGCTTTCTTGTTTCTCAACGCCAGTTCCGCAAATCACGCAATCGTAATCAAAATAATAATAGCCGATTTCATGTTTTTTAATATTTAATTCTTCATTGTCATTAACAACGTTCGGCAAAGCCTGTAAAATAGTCTCTAAATCGTAGGCTGGCACTTTTTCAATCAAAGGAGGTGTTCCATCTTTTGCATGGACTAGTTCGGGATCGCCTTCATTCCACTTTGCCCAATAAAAATCATTTTCTGCTTTAAACCCCGCTTCTGCAAGCTGCTTAGATATTTCGTAAGATGTTCTTTTCATTTCACTACCTCACACGAAACAACCCAAACCCAAGGATTGGCTTCAAACTTCTCTACTGGTTTTTTGTGGCTTGCGTTCCAGTTTTTTGCAAAAGAATCGTAGGCGTTAAATGGAAAATCTCCGACATTCTCGACTTCATGAAAACCGTTCTTGAAGCCCTCCGCAATCGCATCCTCCTCACTAATATCCGCCAAACGCTGAACTCTAATCTCTTTTATTAGCAGCGTTAAGCGTGAGTGTTCTTCGTGCATTGTTGCGGGAGAGCGCCACTTATCTTCGCGGTTTGCAACTGAAAAAGTGTTTTGTATGCGATTTCCATGCGATGCTTTATAGAAAATAGTTTTATCACACCACCTTTGATTAGAGTGGGAAAAAACTTCCTTCACAAAAATCTTTTGTCCTACTTGGTAGGGGCATAAATCAGGAATTTCTGGTCTTGCATTATCTCCAAAGTTTTTTGCGTAAGAGCTTTTCTCGCCAGCCCATCTAACGCCTTCAAATTGCCAATAACTTTTATCATCGCTTAGAACTGGGTAAGGCTTAATCACCTCCCTAAATTGCGTTTTATTCCCCGCAATCAATGCTTGCACTTCTTGTGCGTTAAATATTTTACCTTTCATTATTTTACTCATTTTGATTAATCCCTCGTAAAATCTATTAAACTATTCTCATCATGGTCATAATTTACATAAGACTTTTTCATGATTGGTTTAGTAATTCTTGGCTTAAGAACTAAATCTTGTTCTAAATTAATAGCTAAACTAAAATGTTTTAAAAACTCATCTAACTCTATTGTTGCAACAATATTACCGTTTTTATCTTCGCCAGTTGAGGCAAAAATAATTTCTCCAGTTGTGTTATTTTCAAATTTCTGTTTCATTTCACCACCTCAAAATTAATTACCCAAACCCATGGATCGGCTTCAAACTTCTCTTCTGGTTTTTTGTGAGTTGCGTTCCAATCTTCTCGAAAGAATTTAATGGAATCTTTTTTCCATATTCCATCATTCATTATTTTGTAATCAGTTTTAAAGCCTTCTAATTTTAAGTCCTCCTC